CGCTTGCTCTTTATGGTTCTTCCGGTAGCCTGGGTCCATGTCTTTATATAGCTATCGAAGCCTTCGAACGAGGATAACTCTTTAGAGTTATTATTATTTATATCAGTTACAGTATCATTATCAGTAACAGTATCAGTATCGGGTTTTTTGGGTTTGCCAGATAACCCATGGGTTTTTTGGGTTTGTTTGGGTCTGCCTCCCTTCTGACCGTTTCGGGTTTGGCGCTCTATGAACTCCTCGTACTTCTTAAGATCGCGTTTCAGCTGGTTCTTAATGTTCGCAAATACCGCATTTATTAGAACGTCCTCTGTCTGCGGGTCCTCGTCATTGACGTACTTAAAAATATGTTTAATCAGTTCGCCCGCCTTGTCATCTGGCAGGCAGTTAAATGTCTCTGCCCAGTCGCAGTACATTATAAAACTCTTCTTATTCTCAGCCATTGCTAACAAAAAAACCCCATAAGCTCGGCACGCTCTCCACTTCGCGCTCCGCCTATAGGGTCAAATAAATAGTTCATGTTCGTAATGTGGAGAGGAACACTATACAAATATACTAAGAGTCCTGCTCTTTTAACAGTTTCACCCATTCGATATGCTGGACCAGGGCCAGGCGTTCCCATTCCTGGAACCCGGCGGCGTTGATCTGCTCTATTAAGTGGTCCAGCTCTTCATTAGTGCGCTCGCTCATCCCTTGGATTATCTCTACGCGTATATCGTGTCTTACTACTGCGGTCATTCTTCAAGGTCTTTATAGTATCCGACATAGTAGAGAAATTGTATGAGCACGTAGGCCACGAAGGATATAAGTATAGCCGTTTCGATAGTCAACCAAAGAAGGTCCATAAAAAACTGCGCTACGTATAGGCTGTCCTCGTCCGTTAGGACCCAATAGATCGAACCGAGCAGCCCAAAGGTTACGATAAAGGCTCCAAGGATTAAAAAGGTTCTTTTATTCATTGCTGAAAAAGTTGTTAAAGGTTATTAGGTGAAAGCTCTGGCCGGGCATAAGGATATACCAAACCGTAAGAGCCGTTAGTAGGGTAAGCTCATGCGGCCTAACCTTATTACGAAGTTCGGGCAGTATAATGTCCGCGTGTTTATACGCTTCTATTTTAGCGCGGTTCTCTTCGCTCATCTTACTAAATACGCTTGTCTGTATCATCGGGCATGAAAGTATAGGTTAGCCTTGCAGTCTTCTTGGCTGAGGTCCTCTATTTCTAAAATAGCTTCGTACTCAGCGCGGTAAAGAAAGCGGCAGTGATCGTCTAAGCCAAAGCCGTAAAGGTCTACTACTTCCTTGGACTCTTTGTAAATCTCGTTTACAATGTCGCGCCCTGCGTAGTGGCTCTCATTAACTACCTCCCGGAAGTGTTCCATATAAATAGTAGCCGTGCCGGTTATCATTATAGTGATGCCGGGCGCGTGTCTACTGTCTACTGGTATTACGTCCAGTTTGTACTCTACTTCCACGGAAGCTACTTCAGCGTCCGCCGGTATGCCCTGAATGTCCCAGTTGCGTAGATATTGTTTAATCATGGTTTAATGTATTTGGTTGGGACGAATATAAACAAGTTTTTAGATAGGGATTAAATTTTAACATTTTGTCCGCGTTTTAACACTTTTTACCCCTTTTTGCGAAAAGTTAGAAAAGCCGTTTATATTTGTGGCTCACCAAACTCTAACCAATGGACAGTAAAAAAGCAGTCCCGCAAATCCGAAAGGAAGAGGTAATAAAGGTTAAAGACTCTTTAGCCTTGGACCTTGAGCAAATCAATTTTTTTCTTAAACGAACCCCGCCCAGGTACACGCGCAAACGTCCAGCGAAGGGCGGCGGCCAATGGACCTACGTAAGTGGAGGCTATGTAAAGAAGGTTCTAAACCTTGCCTTTGGCTGGGACTGGGACTTTGAAATAGTGGACGAGATTGTAAACCTTGAAGCTCGGCAAGTAATCGTTAAGGGACGCTTAACGGTCCGCAGTAACGAGAAAAGCATAGTTAAAATGCAATACGGCCGGCAGGACCTTAAGTTTAGGAAAGGAACCGACACGCCCTTAGACCTGGGCAACGATCTAAAGGGCGCAGCTACGGATGCCTTAAAGAAGTGCGCGGCCGATTTAGGTATAGCGGCGGACATCTACAACCCCGAAGAGTACAAAGAGATGGAAATAGTAGAAGGCGAAGTACTCAGCCAGGACGAGGTTAATAGAGAAGAGGAGGCAAAGAGGACAGCGCAATGGATCGCCGCTAACCCTTGGGACATTGTAAAGGCCTCTATTACGCCGCAGGAACTATCGAACCCAATCATTAACGAAGCATTCACTAAAAAGCGCGGAGCATGAAAACTTTCAAGATAAGAGCAAGCGAGGCGGGCAAGATTATGGGCAGCCCCAAAAAGAACGAGTTACCGGTAGGCGCTCAGACGTACCTAAGAGAATGGTATATAGCTGAGAAGTACGGCCGCCGTATGCCGGTTAGGACTGACCAGATGGACAAAGGCATACGCTGCGAGGAACAATCTATAAGCCTTCTTCAGTTGGTCGAAGAGAACCAAATACTGTACAAGAAGAACGACAAGAACCTAACCAACAAATGGGCTACGGGTACGCCTGACCTTTTAACGGACGAAGAGGTATTAGACATAAAGACCGCTTGGACCTTTGACACGTTTTGGAAGGCTGAGGGCGTACATACTAAAAGCGGTATGCTTACAGACTACGGCTGGCAGTTAATGGTCTATATGTGGCTTACGGGACTAAAGCACGCTCGGTTAGTCTATACCCTTATTAATACCCCAGAGGACACGTTAATAGGCTTAGAGAGTGCGGCGCGTTGGAAGTTCCAAGGGATGGACGAGAACCCGGAATACGATGTATACTGCAAGCAGCTCAGAAAGATGCACGTATTTGATGACATCGAAGTAGACGAGCGGGTACGCATCTGGGACCTTGAGTACAGCGAGGAACATATAGAGCAGCTAAAGGCAAGGGTAGAGCTGTTGCAGGAAGCGGCCGAAAACTTTGTACTAAAATGATCGGCTTCGAAGAGCAGACCCAGCCGCTAACAGCTTGGGAACAGCACAACCTTCTGCCGGTCATGCTCGCCGGACTAAAAACCAAGGTAGGCCAGGACAAGGCCGTAACGTCTGCTGCTATTATAAAGGCGCTTAAGGCAGAGCCGTTTAATTTTAAGGTAAACGGTCCAAGGGTCCGAAAGGTTATTAATTACATTCGCCTAAATGGCCTGGTCCGCAATCTCGTTGCAACGTCTAAAGGGTACTACATAGAACAAGACCCTAAGGCGGTAGAGGCGTATAAGCAAAGTTTACGCGAACGGATCGGCGCAATAGAAGCAGTACTAAACTCATTCGACTAAAAAAACAAACATGATCGAACTTAATGCACTCGGAACCCTCGGCGCAGACGCTGAGCTAAAGACCCCTAAGAACTCGGACAAGCTCGTAATAGAGTTTAACATAGCCACCCGCCACCCCTGGCAGAAAGATGAGCAAGGCAAGGCCGCTACTATATGGGTGCGCTGTTCTTATTGGATAAGACCAGAAAGCAAAATACTTACGCACCTGACCAAAGGGACAAAGCTATTTGTTAAGGGCGTCCCCTCGGCCCATGCTTGGAACGGGGACCAGGGTATACGGACCCAGCTTCAGCTAAACGTGAAAGAACTACATTTCGCCGGATGAGAAGAAATATTCAAGTAGAACTAATCTTAAACGCTGTTAATAGTGTGCTTCATACGGAGCATACTATAGAAGAGGTATACGCAAAATGCCGAAAGCGTGAGTTAGTCCTGACCCGTTCGATATACTGGTATTTTAAAAAGAAGCACATACCGAAGGTTAGCTATAGCACTCTGGCCGGTGAGTTTGGTAAAGACCACGCTACGGTATTACACGCGGTCCGACAAGTTCAAGCGCTCTTAGACGTGCATGATAGAACTATAACCCGTATAGTATTTCTTACAGAACAGACGTTCGTAGATCTAATCAAAGAGAGGGACGAAAGCGAAAGGCTGGACCGGTTAGAAGCCGAGCAGCAAATGGTACTAAAGACCCAGCGGGAAAGGGCAAAGACAAAGGCCAGGACCGAGATAGCAAAAAGAAGCCTGGAGAATATGTATAAGCTCGTCAGCTCGGACCAGTATATACCCGGATGGATTAGGCACAAAGCCGCGCAAGAATACCAAAAGGCGCTTTTACTTCTGGAGGTTTGACTGTCAGACAGAAAAAATGTAGGATCTGTAAAGAATGGTTTAGGCCCAGGTATAGCACCTTGCAGCCGGTCTGCGGTAACCCTAAATGCATTTTAGAGTTTAAGAAGCAGCAGGATGCTAAGAAGCGGAAGGCTGAGACTAAGCAAATGCGCGAAGCTCTTTATACGTATTCTACTTGGCTTAAAAAACTGCAAGTAGTATTTAACAAGTACATAAGGGAAAGGGACAAAGCAAAGGGCTGTATAAGTTGCGGCCGGTCCTTTTCCGGTAAGTATGACGCTGGCCACTTCTATAGCGTTGGTAGTCATCCAGAGCTAAGGTTTGACGAGGACAATGTACACGGCCAATGCGTCTACTGCAATCAGCATAAGCACGGGTCTATCGCTGAGTATAGCGAAGGTTTAGAAGCTCGGATAGGTGTAGATAGGTTAAAGGCATTACGAGGCCGTAGAGGGCAAAATTTAAAGCTGAGTATACCAGAGATAAAGGAAGAGATAGAACACTACAAGCAAAAGACTAAAGAGCTGTAACTACTGCGGCGTACTTACGTTTAAGTTATCGCGCGTCTTTCTTGGTGTGCTGTTTACCCTGGACCTACTTATACTACCCTCTGGACATCTGAAGGCCATAAAGGTATTAACGTAGGTTCTATACTCGCCTATCTCGGTCAGCTCTTCAGAACCGCAGCAAGGGCATTGAGGCTTACTACTGTCCTCCAATAGTCCAATGTTTGGATGTGGCTGTATGTAGGGTCTAAGATGCATATATACATCTTCAAGTACATATACGTCTTTAATGCAGTATTCATCCATCATATCCAGCGCCTCAGAGCTGCCCTCTATGCATCGTTTCCAAAGACCTTTAGGCGTGTCCATCTTGCCGTCTATTCCTAAGAAGTCTTTGGCTATATAGTCCAGTCTATTACTCGTAATGTTAAACTTTTTTCGGGCGTGCTTTAAAGTGTCTATAACCTGATAGGGTGAGGGCAAGCCTAAACGATGCTTTAAAAATCGGGTATTCATCCGCTTAACGTCAAACTTCGCGGCGTTGTGAGCTATGATTATATCCGCCTCCTCGATCATTGCCCAGAGCGCTTTAACTATCCGGCTATCGTCATCGGCCTTTATTTCTTTGGGCGTGATCTTCGCGCTATATACCTTGTCCTCAAACAGCCATTTTGCGGCCCAGGTAAGTATTAGCCAGTCCTTTATAATGTTATCCGTTGGTATGTTCTGTCCCCATATACCCCAGGTATAGGCTATAATGGGCGAGGTTTCAATATCAAATATCAAAACCTTAGCATACCTATAAGGGCGCTTAGGCTGGGTTTCGCCTCGGCTCCGATCCCTTATTTCAAATACTTTGCCTTTGTTCCTCCCGGTCCGGCCCATGTAATACCGCATCATGTACCGGATGTTCTCTACTTCCCCGCCGTGTATGGCCGCGTACTCTTTGGCCAGGGTCTTTATACCCTTGGGGTTTTTAGGTCTGTTAAGCTCGCCTAAATGCTCTCTAACGAATTTTAAGACTTGTTCTTTATTGGCCATAACAGTAAATAAAAAAGGGGCGTAATAAGCCCCCTAATCTTCTACAAGCAAACTCCCAACGGTTACCGGGTCCAAGTGCTGTACCCTCTTTAATCTTTGGCGCTCTTTGTTCTTCGCCCACTTCACTTCATCAGGCGTTGAGGTATTGCCGAGGTTCGCAAACATTCGGGCGTTCTTCTCTAATACCTGGTCTATTTGCGCTCTTACTTCTGGATCTTTGTAGTATCGCGTATTCATTCGGTCCATAGTCTGGTTATACAAATTTACAAAGGTTTGAAAGTTAGTGAATTACTCAGCCAAAAAACTTGGACACTACGCGAAAGGCCAAAAGACCCAAGCCCCCGTAAATTAACCAGCTTTCCCAATTAGGACGAGGGGTGTACTTAATGACCGGAGGGCCTTCTATAGTCTCGGTTATTCGGATAGTATCGCTCTTACATTCGCCGTCTACTATTAGGGTGTCGTGAATACGTCTAATCTTAATTTTAAGGCGTTCGCGCTCTATTGTTATAGTGTCAATAGGAAGAGCTACTAAAGTCGTTTCTACGCGCTCCGGAGGCGTTATTATAACCGTGTCGATTAAAGTAATAACCTGAGTCTGGATTACAGTCGGGTCCTTCGCTATGGCTTTTCTTAAATGCCAGTTAGCCGAGCAGCTAACAAGCGTAAAAAGAAACGGGATAAACAGAAGCGCAGTTCTCGCCGTACTCGTCCCAATAGCGGACCACAATGTAGAGGAATTGCCCTTGTATCGCATATTCTACCTTAGCAGATGGTGTCGGCTGCATGATAGGCCGAATCTTTGGGCAAGTGGTCTAAGATGTCTTTTTCAACCTGGGGCAGAAAGAACTTTAATTCAATCCAAGCAAACAGAGCAAAGGCCAGCAAGGCAATAACGATAAACTGCAAGGCATTAAATAGAAACTGCTTCATGCCCCCACTTTGTTAAAGAACTTGTCGTATAGAGCTTCTACTAATTTCAACCCTCCAAACCCTACAATAAAGGCCGTTCCGTACTGGCTGGACCCTTCAAGATTAAACCAGTCTATAAGCACCGGGGTAAGGTAGTTGGCCGACATTGTGCCGGTAATGATGCTTAACAGCTGTTCCTTTATTGAACGCTTTTTCTTTATCGTAATAAGAGAACCGAAAAACCCGCCTACCATTAGGCCAATGTTTATGCCGATCTCGTTTAAGTTCCAGTTCATAGGTCAGTTCTTATATACCAATCTTCTTGGTTATTTACAGTCTTGTCTAAGGTGTACCCGTGCTTTTCAAGTAGCTTCCGCGAAGGCTCCACAGTACCGAGGTTCCTATATCCGTCATGCTCGTAAGTTATGACCCGGAATGTATACACATCGAAGGGAATGCGCTTTAAGACCTCTAACGTAACCGTAGGCGGTTCTAAATCCATAGACAGATAGTCTACTACTTTGGGTACGTTATGCTTTTTAAACAGCGTTTTAAAGCGAGCTTTACGCGCATCGCCTACTATTAGCGGCGTGTCTCTTTGCTCTTCCCATTCATCCGCATAACCCAGGTCTAACGAGATTCCGGACCAGCCGTAACTCTTCTCTAAAAGATGGGTGTTATTTATCTGCTCAGGGTGTCCCGCGCCAATGTCTACGAAGAAGCCGCCGCGTAAGTTTTGCAGCTGCTTAAGTACGTAAACGTCTTGGCCAATTTGTGAAGTAGACTTCATAGCGTGAACTTGTCCCCTACTACAAAGTTAGG